CCGGATTATTTAGTCGTGGATCGCTGGGTTTTTCATCAACGGCATGAGGATGGCGAAATAGATTCCGGCTTCCAATGAGGGTCAGAACAACACCGATTCCAATTCCAAGCCAAAGCATGTCGCTCTCTCCTTTTCCGTCTTTTTGAGCAGAACCGGGCTCTTAACATAACTGAGGTACATGGGAATAGGCCCGTTTCATGGGGTGTAATCAAATGAAGCTGATCGACAATTGGGCGGCGGAACTGCATCGGCTTTGGAGCATCCGAATCTCGCTCGCGTTCGGCGTGTTCACTGGCGTTGCGGCGGTGCTCGGCGCCTTTACCGACGTGTTCAACCCCTGGGCGCTGCTCACTATCAGCGTCGTGGTCAACGTCGCGCTGATTCCGCTGTCTCGGCTTGTTAAGCAGGCGGGACCGGCGGCATGAGCGCGCGAAAAACGGCGATAACCTGCGCCAGCGCGGCTTGCCTCGCAATGGCGGTTCCGGCGGTCAAGCAATATGAGGGCTATTGGGCGACTGCCAAGGTTGACACCATCGGAACGGGCGAGCCCTGCACGGGCGGCTATGGTTCGACCGAAGGCGTCAAATGCGGCGAAAGGCACACCGAAAAAGAGTGGTCCGACAAGCTGCAAACGCACTTGAAGGATGACTATGACGCCAAGATCGGCGAGTGCATCCATGTCGAATTGCCGGACGGTGTGCGCGCTGCGGCGCTATCGGCGGCCTATAATGCTGGCTCTGCCGCCGTGTGCCGCTCGCCGATGGTCGCGAAGTGGAACGCCGGCGATCTCCGCGGCGGCTGCGAATCGCTTCTGACTTCCTACGTCGACCAGAACGGTAATCGAGTTTATACCGGCTGGTACATTCGCGCCCGCGGCAAAGTCGTTCCGGGCCTCATCAACCGCCGCGCCAAGGAGCGCGCGATGTGCCGCGCTGGCATCGTTCCCGCGCCGATCGTCGTCGCCAAGGTCGAGCCGCCGCCGATCGCTGCTCCCAAGCCCGCGCCGAAACCTCCTGTCGTCGCAAGCAATCCGCCGGCACCGAAGGCCGAAGGCTTTTGGTCGCGCCTATGGTCGCGTCTGCGGTGCTGGATCTTCAAATGCGAGGTCAAGCCATGATGTCTGATCTATTTTGGAACGTCGCGACGTCCGCGCCGGCGCTCGGGTTTAACGGGCTGGTTTTGCTCGCCGCGCTCGCGGTCGGGTTCTTCCCGCTCGTTAAGTATTTGCCGGTAATCGGGCCTTATGTCCCGGCCGCGCGCGTCGTCGCGCTGCTCTCTGCGGCTCTGATCTGCTTCCTTGTCGGGTTTCGTGTCTCCGATGAACGCGCCGAAATGGCGAATCTGAGGGCAATGGTCGCAATCCAAAAGGCTGATCTTGATAACGCGCGCAAGTCGGCCGCCTTCGCAAACGCGCGCGCAAGCGAACTAGAGAAGGTTGCAGATGATCGACGTCAATCCGATGCTGAATATATTGCAACGCTCACGCTTGCCCCTGGCTGTGGTTTTGAGCCTTTCCCTGGCAAGCTGCGCGTCGGCTCCGATGGCGCCGCCGGTAGTGTCCCGCGAGCTCCCGCCGCTGCCCGATAGGCTCTTGAAGGCGCCCCGGGCGCCGGCGCTTGATACGCAATGCCGCTTCCCCTGGTTCGGCGTTGCCGGCTGCAAGGGCAAGGATCCTAACGCCATGCTGCGGCTGACGGTGAGCGACGATCGCGATTTGCGCTCTCGGCTCGGCGCCTCGGCCGGCTGGTATGAGGGCGTTCGCAAAAGCTACGGCGGCAAGTGATGCAGCCCAACGAAATAAGGGCGATCGTTGCCGAAGTTCTGGCGGAACAAAGCCGGCTGCACAAGGACAGTATTGACGATGTGGTTTTAAAAACCGTCGTCAACTTGCTGACTACGTTCGGCTTTGAAGAGGATGAGCGCAAGGAGCTGAAAAAGGATTTTGACCATCTCCGAAAATGGCGGATCAGCGTTGAATCGGCGCAAGGTCTGACCGTCAAGGTCATTGTGGGAACCATTGTAAGCGGATTCCTCGCGGCCGTTTGGGTGGGGTTTAAGATCGCCTTGGGCAAATGAATCCGGCGTCCCGCGCCGAAAAGCAGCACGGCAGTTTCCGTCAAAATCCGACGCAATTTGACGGATTTTGACGGGGCGAAACGGAGACAAAAAAATAACCCGCCTGAGGCGCATCGTTGAGAGGCGTGGCGGGCGTTGTTGAAGTGAACCTACTCTGATTTTCGTCATTTAGGAAACCTGAATTGAACATCGGCCATGGCGCGGGACCAGCCCCCGCGCCGAAAACTAGAAACCTCGGCAAATGAAACCGAACGTCCCTTTAATCCTCGCCGTGTCGCTCAAGTGATTTTCCCTTTTCCGTGAGCCATCCGGAACGGAGCGACACCCCGAATTCAATCATGCCATGCTGCTCCGCGCGCTCCATGGCGCGGTAGCAAACTTTTTCGGGCTGGCCTGTCCATCGCGCCAGCAGTTCGTCGGGCCATATGCCGGCGGCTTTCGCCTCGGCGAACGCCTTACAAACCAGCGCGTCGGAAATGTCCTTCATCGCCATCACTTCAAACCATCGTCTGAATCGTCGTTTGGTTCAAGCTCGTTTAACTGCCGGCGCTGCATTACTGATCCGCGACGGGATTCCCCTGCATCCGCTCGCTAAAGTCGATCGCCTCTTGCAGACTGAGCGGCCATTTCGGGCGCGTGGCATACACGAAACGGCGGCGAGATCGTTCTTCCTCGTCCCTGATGTCGTCCGCCAGCGTTCTGGCGGGGTAGTCGGTTTGGCGCCTGATAAGGTCACATTCCTGGCAAGCCCGGAAAGCCTCAAGGCTCAAATCGCCATCGGTGCATTTCGGGAATTGGCAAAGCTTCATTTAGTGGCCTCGGATTTAGGTTCTAACAGGGTGCGGGCCTTTTTGTTTCGGTTAGGTCGGCAAGCCGGCCACTAAGCGGTCATATTTTTTCTGCGAAAGGTGCCCGTGCTTTAGATTGTATTTCCTGCAAAGCTCGGCAAGTTCGTCTTGAAACTCCGGATCGTGGGTGAAGTTTTCGAAAGGTCCGATGATCGCATAAACGCCGTCCTCGTAGTCGCGGAAGGCGAAGGGATTTTTCAAGCCGTCAGTAAAAACGAGACGCTTTTTGCGGGCGGTCATGGCATCCTTTCAGGGTGCGGGCATCGCTCAAAATAACCGTTTGGCTTCGTGGTCTGTCATTGACAGCCTCCATCAATCCATTCGGCAAGCGCGCCAACTCTTCGGAACCACTCGCCCCGCAATCGGTATTCCACGAAACGCTGGTGAAGCGCTCTTTCCTCTTTCGCCCATCCTTCAAGCAGGGCGTAAAGTTTGACGGGTTCTGGCGTCTGAAGCCCAGCTAGTCTCACGTCTACATTGATCGTAATCCCGATCTTTACGTAGGGGCCGAAGCCGACCACATAGACGCCTTTGCGCGGCTCTATCTTGTAGATCGGGGTTGGGCCTTTCGGCCGCTCTGGATTGTAGGAGCCGTTGGAATATTGGTGGATGGCAACGACGGCCAAATCCCGCTCATGTTCAGCGCAGCCCGTACGAATCTTCCTCTTGCCATCCACGATTGTCCAAGTGCCCCTTCTCTGGTCAAGCCAAAGTTTTGGGCCTAGATAGGGGCGAGGCATTAGGCAAATCTCCGTGGTACTCTACGGGTACTCCTAACCGCCTCGTTTCCCGCTATGTTCGCTTCTGTTCGCATCGGAAAGCCCAAATAATTCAATGATTTAACTCCAATCATCCGAGTAGCAGATTTGGCGGTTTGATACAAGAAGTCCTTTATTTATGCGGACTTCTTTTCGTCCGGTACTCCACTGGTACTAGATATCTGCCTATCTTGCTTCGGCCGCGTCAGTCTGCCAGTCTGGCCGATGATGTCCATAGGTGGTCTCCAGCAGCTTCACAGACATGCCCAGCGCTTGCGCCGCGCTCCATATGTCAATCCCTTGCTCCATCATATGCGTGGCCCTGGAGTGCCTTAGAACGTGAGGGGTAACGTCCGGGGTTAGCCCGGCCAATTCCCGCACCTTTTTCCAGCCGCGGTCATTCTGCTTGATGGCGCCGCCTTGGGAGCGACCCGGAAACCGGATGATG